GCTTCTGCTCTGCTGCCATGGCAGCCTGCTAATGAATTGTCATCATCTTTGCGAACACCCCACGGTTCAGAAACAGAACAGCCCGCATCTTCTTCCACCACATGCCAAGGCATCAGGCAATCACCTGGTCAACAGGCAAAGGCTGATCCTCTGCAGTGAGCGGTGGCAAATCCTCATACGCTCGTGCTTCATCGACTGTCAAGAACCCTGCACTGATACCCACAGAATGTGCTGCATAACGTGTGCTTAGATCGGAGCGGAGCAGGCCATCAACATTGAACTTCACACGCTGCGCCCTTGGCACCAACGTTGAAAGTGCTTCTTCAATAGGGATCAGGTACGGCATCAGGCCAAAGCTCAGCCAGTCTGCTGCGCGCTGTTCCCTGTTTGCGTAAGTGACTGAACTGCCACTTGCACTGGCACCAATCAGTTCAGGTGGTATCCCATAGATCCTTGCGATCTGTTCAACAGTGAACCGCTGAGAATCCAAGAACTGTGATTCATCTGGCGAGATTTGCACACGCTCATACTTCAGGCCACTGCCCATGATCGCTGGTTCACGATTGCCTTGTGTTGCGTTATTGAAAGCACCCTTGATGCCTTGCGCTTGTTCTGGTGTCAGCTCACTGTCTGAGTAGATGATTGCGTTGGGGTTGCCACCAGCTTGGAAGAACTGCGCACCAAACTGCTCAGCGCTGATGCCTGAACCAATGGCCTGCTTTGCGCTGCTAATCGGGCTTTGTCCCATGGGCATGCCAGGGAAAACAAACATCGGCACATGCCACAAAGGCCCATTGGGCCAGCGGTTGATCTTCTTCTCATTGATCTGGGTTGTCCACTCACCATCAACGTGCCGCCAGTTGACTGTGGCAGGGTCCAAGATTTCAACAGTGACTGGGAAACCATTGGCACCAGTTTCAGTAACCAAGCCGTAGGCGTTGCCATCGAGGAGCAGCGATGACCACAGCTGGTAGAGCCATGTGGTGATGTTCACGTTGGGTGCTGGCGCACGAAACAGCGAACTGGCCGGCAGTTGTGTACGCCCACCAGGGCCATCACGGTACTGATCGAGCGGCAACGTCGAACCCACACCCGCAAGGAGTCGCACGCACGCCCACACTGCAGCCAAACGCATTGCAGAATTGGCGTCAACAATGGGCGCCCCAGACTTCATGCGCATCTGATTCACTGCAGCAAGGATGGAATCAGGTGTGATTGCACGCTGCTCACGTTTGAACAAACCCATCAGGCACCGTCAATCAGAAAGCCCACAATGAACATGGCAACACCAGCAACGCCAAGGGCAAGCACTGGTGACAATAGAAACACTGCAGCTACAACAGCCATGATTCCAGCGATCTCCAAAACGGTGGCAAGGGTATCTTTGAACATTGGCACCGCCCTTTCTTAATAAGCAAAAACCTGTGGCACTGCAACAGCACCAACAGGCAACAAACAACGTGCAATGGTCACAGCAACAAGTGGTGAGATAGGCACAACAGAAGATCGCAGATCCCAAACCCAAGCGTCACCCAGCTGGCGTTCAGCAGCATCACCTGCAGCAACATCCAACGGCCCTTGGTTAGCTGGCCTTGAAAGCCGGCCTTCAATCACATCAGAAAAGAACCCACCACACGCCTGCTTGTAATCAGGCATGTTCACCTGATGCAACAAATCTGCGCTGATCCCAGCATCCCTGAACGCTGCTAGCACTGGACCAACAGCAGCGCCAGCAGGCCCAGCACCATTGCAACCAACAGCAGTTGGTTTCCACCGCTCCACCAAAGCAACAAGCCTTGCAGGTAACCAGCCCAAACCCTCACGATGTTCAATCACTTCCACATACGGTGCAGCAATCGAACCAGCAGCAATAGCAATAGAAGCAAACTGGTTGCCAAACGTCACATCAAAACTGATTGTGATTTCACCTTCACCCAACTCTGGTGGTGTGGTCGTCAGGGTTTGTGCCCATTTGAAATCAGGGATCTTCACATCCTTGTAGCGCAACGCATCAGGTTCAGAGTCCCACACACCAAGACGCTCACGAGCAAACTTGTCATCACCCATAGCATCATGTTCAGCCTCAACAAAGTCTGGTCTGATCCGTGTGCCATAAGCAGGGTTTGCCAACGCAACCAGGTTGCGGTCATTCACATCCAAGCGCTGGCTGATGCAGTTGCCTTTCTCATCCAAAGCAACCTGCTCAGCAGTGTGCTCCATGTAGGCAAGGCGCCCAGCGTCACCACCAAGCGCGCGCCTTCTGATCTTCCACAATGCACTAGAAGTGCTAAGACCTGCACTGCTTGCATACCAAACCTGTGGGTTTGGATGCGTACTCAACGTGGGCATCAAAGCTGCAAGGTGTTCAGCCTGCAAATTGTACGCCTCATCAAACACAATCAGACTGGCACCAGCAAACCCACGACCAGACCCACCAGTCCTAGCCTTGTACTTCAAGCGCGCCCCAGACTTCAGTTCAATAGTCTGATCACCATTGCCCAAACGTATCTGCGCAACCTTGGATGACAACTCTTTACTTGAATCAATCAGACTACACATCCGCCTAAACGCTTCCATCGCAGTGGGCAACTCGTGAGCAGTATGAATGATCAGCTGCTCATCAAAGATGAACAGGCCAGCCAGCTCCCTAGCTTGGATTGTTTCACCCTTACCATTCTGCCTTGGCTGCACATCACAAACTTCAAACGCAGACCAAGTGAAATCATCACGCTCAGCCAAAGCATGCTTCAAAGTGAATTGCTGCGATTCATCCAACAGCATGCCAACACTCTCAGCCAGTTCGATTGCTTCCCTTGCTGCGTCGTGGCTGTGAACGCCTGCTGGCAGATGCAGAATCTGTGGCACCTGCACGCCTAGCAACTCGTGCTGCTGCAAGCTCATCAATCTTCGATCCTTCCACACCAGAATCCAATGCTGTCAGCTTCGCCAAAACCATCTGCAACCTGGCAGCCAAAGGTGCAACAGCCTGTGGTGGTGCAACCAGAAGTGTGTCAGCAAGGTGTGCCCGCAACGCTTCTAAAGCCATGCGTTCATCACCACTGTTCACATCATCAATGAAAGAAGCAGCCACAATTCCACACCAATTCTGGGTTCATTATTGTTTTACCAAATGCGTTATCTGGCCCAATAGATTCATTCTCACGTTTTCCCAAAAACTGTTTTGCCCCACGTTGAACGCACAGCAACCGAGATGACCCAGAACACAAAAAGTCCCTACAAACAGCCTGTGTGGCCACCTGTGGCCACTGAGAGCTACCTAGCTATTTGCACCTAGAGAGAAATCTGAAAGAATCGGGGTCATGCTGGGAATTTGCCTATTCCTAAAAAAATCCAGCCAAGAACCTGCAGAGTTTGAATTAGTCACCAGCTACGAGTGGGCTTGAAAGCTCGTCTTAGGTTGTTGCCATAGGTGGCACCTGCTGATGCGTTGCAGCGTCTGCACTCTGGTAGGAGCTGGCCGCCTGCTTGCCCATCGTGCAGGTGGCCTGCCTGCCATGGCTGCTGGTGTTCTGCTTTGGTTTGGTTGCATCGCCAGCATCTTGTTGTTGGGTCAGCGTTGGCTGCTGCTCTGACTGCTCGTGCTTGTGCCTGGTATCCACCTTGGTGGTGTGGGCGTTTGCTGCGTGCCATCAGCCACCTGCTTCTGGGCTGGGTGTGGTGAGACTGCCCTTAGCGTTTCACACGTTTGCGTGTGTGGTCAATGTTATGTATGGGTTTTCTTTTGGTGGATGGCTTGGTTGATTTCGCGTGTGGTGATGCGTCTGCCTTGGCGTTGGCGGTCAACCAAGGTGGTGGGTGGTAGCTCGAGGGTGATGTTGTGTTGCATTTGTATGCGGAGGATGAGCTCGTTGCATGTGCGGCACATGGGGTTGTTCTTGGTTCGTGCGGTCCATGTGCCTACTCGTGCGCAGGATCTGCACCCGTCGTCGGCTTGTGTGGTGGTGGCTTGGATGTGGGTGGTTGTGCGTTTGGGTGGGCGTGCACGGTTGAGGATGTCCTCGAGCTCGATGAGGATTTGTATGGTTCGTTCGTAGTCTTGGTCTGATCGTTCTGGGCCTTTGTCTGCTCGTGTGGTTGCGAGCCTGCCCGTCCTGTCACTTGTCGAGCTTGGTGTGCCACCTGTGCCGCCAGCGGGGAAACCACTGCGTTGTTCGATGAGTGCTTGTGCGCCTGCTTCGAGGATGCGTGTGATGGTGTTTGCTAGGGCTGTGAGCTGGTCTAGGTCTTTCACTTGTTGCTCCTGTGGTTGGCGATGATGGCTTGTGCTCCTGGTGTGAGCGGTGGTAGCGGGCCACCGTGTAGCGCTGCGGTGAGTTGGTCGATGGCGATGATGAGTTGTGTGATCTCGATTTGGGTGGTGGTTGAGGTGGTTGGGTGTCTGGTTGTGGGTTGGGTTTGTTCCCAGTTGCGGTGGTGGTCTCGGTGTCCTTGTGTGAGTAGGTCACCTCGGTATTGGCATTGACAGTTGGGCATGGTTTGTTGTCCTTAGAACTCTTCGTATGTGGGTTGGGTCGCTGGTTCTTGATTTGTGTGATTCGTGTGGGCATCACTCTCTGGTTCTGATGTGTGTGTGGAGTGCGCAGAAAGTGCGTCCGAGGCCCCCCTACTACGTAGGGGTGCTGGGCAGCACTCGGGCCGCACTTTTGCTTGTACCTCTCCAAGTGCGTCCGGCAACACTTGGGCCGCACTTGGGCCGCGCTTTTGGTTGGTGTCGTTTGATTGACTTTCGGTGCCATCTGAATCTGTTGTGGTAGGTGGTTTGGGGAATAGCTCATCGACTTCTCTGTAGGGTTTGAGGCTGCGATGTTTGAACTTTGCGCCACGTTCGTTTGTGCCTGTTGCTTCGATGTAGTCATCGCCTATGAGTATGTCTGTTGCCTTTTTGATGTTGTCATCTTTGCCTGTGACTGCTGCACAGATTTTGCGTTGAGAGCATCCACCGTTGGTTTCAACAAACCTTGATACCTGTTCCATTAGGCGTGTTGGTCTGAATGATTCTCCTTCTGCGAGGGCTGGTGTGATTGTTATCTCTGTGTGGTCTGTGGTGGTTTCGATGCTGATCTTGGCTGCTTGTCTGCCACGCTGGTATGTGCCGTGGCGATCCTTTGAGCAGATGAGGTTGAGGTGGCCTTGGACTGTGCGTGTGGGTGCTACTGATACTGCGAGGATGTAGGCGGCACCGTCGATTGCTGCGAGTTTGCGTTGTGATCCGATGGCCCAGTTGCCTCGGGTTTCTGTTGATTTGGCTACGTGATCGAGGATGAGGACGGTGGCTTTGTTGTGGCGTGAGAGTTGTCTGGGTAGTGCGTTGAACCATTGGACTACGTGTTCGTCTTCGTTGGGTTTGAGGCCTTCGTTGCTGATTGATTCTCCTGCGCTGTCGATGACTGCGAGTGCGATGTCTAGTTGTTGGAGTTGGGTGAATGCTCGTGTGTTGATTTTGCTTTTGCCTGTGAGTGGTTGGTTGGGTTGTATGTATGTGAGGTGGTTGGCGATTTGTTCGTTGGTTAGGCCTAGTGCTTTGAGTCTGCTGATCGTTGCTGCTGGTGTGTCTTCGTAGTCGATGAGTAGTGCGTTTTGTTTGTTGTTGATTGTTTCGGTGATGAGGTGGAGGCCGATCCATGTTTTGCCGCCTCCTGGTTCTCCTGCGATGCTGTGGATTCTGCCGGGGTAGATAAGTCCTTGGCCGTCTGATCTGAGCATGAGTGTTGGTGTTGGTGGGTTGTAGTTCCCGGCGAGTACGTCTGTTAGGTCGTGGGGTTCCCATCCGTGTTCGTCTTTGTCATCAGCATTACTGGCGGTGGTGGTGAGGTGGTCGAGGATGTTGAGGTCGGGTTGTGGTGTGGTGAACCCTTCAGCTGCTAACGCTCGTGCTGCAGCTGCGTGGTCGTGGTTGTGGTGGATTGCTGCGAGGTATCCGAGCTTTGTGTATGTTTCTTCTGCTTTCAGGTTGGGTACTGAGCTTGTGAATACGTGGAGGTTGTCGTTGCTTGTGTTGCCTGTCGTTGCACCGATACCGCCGTTAAGTTCTTTGCCGGGTCGAACCCAGTAGCGTTCGCCGTTGTTGTCTGTGTGGTGCAGTTTCCAACCATCTGCGACAAGTATCTGAGCCCAGTCGGTTTGTTGTGCCCATAGGTCTCCTGGTCGATCGGTGGCAGTACTGCTCGGGGTGGGGTTTGTGGTGGTGGGTTCGGGGTCTTTGTCGCAGATGAGGGCTAACAGCCATTCGGGTGCTGCAGCGATGTCTGTGCATTGTTCGTCCCATTCGTATGGGTTGCCGTTGGGGTGGATGGTTGGTGGTGCGACGATCTGCCCGCCTTCACCACGCACATCGATGCCTTGTATGAATCCGCTGGCGCTGTTGTGGATGGTGCGCCCATCTGCCGGCCAGAGGTAGACCTGATGCTCTCCGCCACTGCCTGTGATTGATGTGAGTGTTGGTGGTAGCTCACCGTGTTCACGTTCGAGCTCGTACAGTGCGTCTCGGTCGTCGATGTCCAATACCCAGATGCCTGATTGTTCTCCGGTTGCGATGCCTACTCCGCAGCCGGAGTGTTCACCCGACCACCATCGGTCAATGGTTGCGGTGTCTGTTGTCGCTGCGTGTTGCCATTGGTTGAGCGCTGGCCGTTTCTCCCCTGGCACAATGGGTACGACCCGCCATCCTCGTTGTGCGTACTGGTTGGCTGTGTTGTGCGGGTCTGTCATGTGTGGTGGTTCCAGTGGTATGTGTCGGGTTCGGGTTGTGTGTTGCTTGTGCGGGTTGCGATGCCGCCTTGTGCGAGGCGTGTGAGTGCGTTGCGTGTGGCGTGTTTCGTGTAATGCGGGTGTAAGGCTAGGTAAACTTGTTTGACTGTCATGGGTTCGCCAACGTGTTCGAGTAGTGCTGCGATGCGCTCGGTGCTCATTGGTGCTGCGTTGGTTGATCTTCCGTACCCTCGTTCTGCTGGTGTGAGCCCGCCCCACATGCCGAACACTTCGTGTTGCCCATCTTGGAGGCATGCGGCTTTGACTGGGCATTCTGCGCAGATCCTGCGTGCCTGATCCCATGCTTGCCCGTAGTTGTTGCGGTCTGGGAAGAACAGTTCTTTGGGGTGGTATCGGCAGGCTGCTACATCCCATTCGTCAGGTGTCATTGGTGGTGGGTGATTCTCTGCATTGTGGGCAGTGTTCTGGGCACCACCAGCGGATGCCGTTGATGTTTGCTGTGTCGTGGTCAACACCTGGTGTTACTTCCTTGCCGCACTGGTGGCAGTGCTGTTGTGGTGGTTGCGGATGATTCATGCGACTCCTTCGGGGTGTCGGTGTATATGTTTTTTGAGTGATAACGGTGTTATGCCAAGGTCGTGCGCTGCGATCTCCAATGGCTCTGTGGCGATGATGTGGTCACGTAGCTGCAACAGTTCAAGGTTGCTTTTGATCATGTGGCCTTTGGTGCGTTGCGCTGTTGTTTGCCCGCCGACTATCCCACCCCTGTACGCACCCAAAGCTTGCAAGCATT